TGGCTCTTTTCGGTAGCAAAAAAGTAAGCGCGACCCCTGCGTTTGCGTCCGCGCCGATACAGGCTGCAGCAGGTTCTGCCGCACAGGTGGGTCAGTTCTATACGTACTCCGTCGGGGCGTCGCAAGAACTGGCCCTCTCTGTTCCCACTGTTGCCCGCTCGATACAAATGATTGCGTCCATGGTCGGCTGCTTAGAACTTAAGCATTACACCACGCAATGGACTGGCGAAGAGTACGAAGAGATCTATTTGGAGAACGAGTCGTGGATGGATCAGCCCGATCCAAAGGTCACGCGCAACTTCATTTTCTCCCAGCTCGTCACGGACCTTATGCTTCACGGTCGCGGATTCTGGTACATCACCAGCCGATCCACAGCCACAGGACGCCCGCTTTCGTTCCAATGGTTACCCGCCGCAATGGTCACGACCATGGATCAAGCAGGTCCGCAATGGTTCGGCCCGTCCGACCAAGTCGAATTTAACGGTTACCCACTTGCAACCGATGACGTCGTGCAGTTCTTGGCACCGACTCAAGGTCTGCTGTACACAGGCAACCGGGCAATCATGACGGCCTTAAAACTTCAGCAAGCCGCTGATCGTTTTGCCGTTAATGAGATTGCCGCTGGCTGGTTGCAACAGACTGACGCATCCGAACCAATGTCAGCCGAAGATCTTTCAGAACTTGCAGCTGCTTGGCGTAACGCTCGACAAGTTGGTGCTATTGGTGCACTTAACAGCGTCGTGACTTTTAAAGAGTTCTCCAGTGACCCGAACAAACTGCAACTAATTGAGTCGCGTCAATTCCAGTCGCTTGAATTGTCTCGGGCCACTGGAATTCCCGCATACCTTTTGGGCATTGGCGTACAGGGCTACACATACCAGAACGCGCAACAGGCACGCCAAGATCTCTACTTGTTTGGCACCAAACAATATTTGGATGCCATTGAACAAACATTGTCAATGAATCAACTTTTACCGCGTGGACGATACGTCAAATTTGATGTTTCCGATTACGTCTACGAAAACGATCTAGGGAATGTTGAGCGCGAACCCGCTTTTGATTCAGGAAACCGCGAGGAAGAATATTCATGATTAGATTGACCGCTCAACAGATCACGCTGGACGCGTCCGCTGATGGTGAACCGTCGCGTCAAATTACTGGCCTTGCAGTCCCGTGGAATGTCAAAGCCACTTTGAGTGGTGGCGAGAGTGTGGTCTTTCTTGAAGGCTCACTGCCCGAGGACGGCCCGATGCCGAAGCTCTTGGAATACCACGACGACACGCGCGTCATTGGTCGAGTTACCGAAAGAGTGTCCACCAGCGAGGGCATGATGTTTGTGGCAAAACTGAGCGCCACTCGCGCCGCCGATGATGCTCTCGCACTGCTCGCCGACGGCGCTTTAGACAGCGTTTCGGTGGGCGCAATCCCTACCAAGTTCAAGCGCCTGTCAGACGGGACCCTAGAGGTCTCTCAGGCTAGATTCGTAGAACTATCGGTGGTCACTGTGCCAGCCTACGAATCAGCACAGGTCTACTCAGTCGCCGCCTCATCACCCGATGAAAGCGAACCCGACGAAACCGAAACCCCAACAGAAACAACCCCAACACCATCCGAGGAGGATGAAATGTCAGAACCCACAACCGTTGAAGCCGCAGTTGCGACTCAACCCATCTATGCAACCGCCGTTAAGCGTGACGCAAAATTGCCGACCGCTGTCGAATACTTGAGTGCTGCCATTGCTGGCGGAACTGCTTGGGAACGTATGCACGAAGCACTTCGCGCCGCAGCTCCCGACGTGGTCACCACCGACACACCCGGTGTGCTCCCAACCCCAATCCTTGGACCTGTCTACAACAACTTCGTCGGCCGTCGCCCTGTCGTTGATGCAGTTGGTGCCAAGTCCATGCCCGGTGGAGGCAAGATCTTTATTCGCCCTGAGGTCACGACCCATACCAGCATTGGTGCAAGCCTTGCCGAAATGAGCAACCAGTCAGGCACTTTCGTGGTCAGTTCGAATCAGGTCACCAAGCAGATTTTCGGTGGCTATGTCAACATCTCCGAAGCCGATCTTGATTGGACCGATCCCGCAATCTTGTCAATCTTGCTTGACGACATGGGCCGTATCTACGCAAACGCCACGGACAATTACGCAGCCGACACTTTGGTTGCCGGCGCAACCACGACTCAAGCTTTTGCTGCTGCCGACACTGGCAAGCCTGAAGTTTGGGCCGCTGAAATTGCTGAAGCTGCAGCAACAATTCTCACCTCGTCAAATGGCAACTTGCCGACTCACTTATTTGTGGCTCCCGGAATTTGGCAAGATTTGATCGCTTTGTCAGATTCGAGCAAGCGTCCGTTATTTCCACAGATTGGCCCAATGAACGCATTTGGTAATCTTGCACCCGGTCAAGTCAACGGAAACGCTTTTGGTCTGCAAGTTGTAGTTGACCGCAACTTTGCAAGCGCGACTTGTATCGTCGGCGACGCATCTGGTTACGAACTGTTCGAACAGCAGAAGGGCGCAATCTCATTGGACAACCCGTCCACCTTGAGCCGCACCATTGCGTTCCGTGGCTACTTCGCCGCATTGATGATTGATGCAAGCAAGTTCGTCAAGTTCACGTTCGCCTGATCTGACTGACTAAGTAGAGAGACTGCACCATGGCCACATTTAGCGTGACGCACCACCAGCGTCTAGACGATGTTGCTGTGGTGCAGACCCTCGAAGCAACCGACATCACAGTCGGCCAGACAATCACACTCACTGGACTCGGTCACGGCCTGAACGGCACTTACATTGTGATCGCTGTACCGGTCAACTTGTTTGCTGGCGTTAACGAAGCAGGCGACCTGCTTTACAACGAAAACGAAATCATTGTCAACCAGTTGATGTTCCAAGATGTTGGCGACGATCTAGAACGATCTGCTGCCGATCCGTTTGGAACTTTGACATGGACCTTGACGTGCACATGGCTGTCATCAACTGCGCCAGTAATTGAGTTTCTTGGGATCTCGTCGGCCACGGCAAATGACACTGCGTTTCTAACGACTTGTGTCGCAGCTGCGAACTCTTGGTGTTTCAGGCGTCGCGTGCAGGCTGGTTACCACGACAGTCTTACGACCGTCCCTGACAGTTCAGTGCTGTTAGGAACCACGCTTTACGCGGCAGGGCTCTACCGTGAACGCGGGACCACTGGCGACTCATACGCGTCGTTTGGTGACATGACAGGACCACCATTAATGACCTTGGGTCGAGTTAACCAGTTGCTCGGCATTAAACGATCGCAGTGTGCATGAAATGGCAGGCATCTTCACGGATACCGTTGACACCGTGTCAGCGTCGCTTACAGCGTTGGGACTCAAGCCTGTCACCGATCCGCGCAACGCACGACCGCTCACCGTGTTCGTGGAACTACCGACGTTCACTTGTTTCAACAACCAAATCGCAGACATCACAGTTGATCTCCGAATCCTCGGCGCGCCACCCGGCAATAGCGACTCGGCGAACTACATCCTCGGCGTCGTGGACACAATTATGAACAGCCCGATCGCCGTTGTAAGTGGCTCACCGTCGCTTGCACAAATCGGTTCACAAGAATTACCCGCATACGACCTAACTATCAGAATCGCTTCCAAGCGCATCCCATAAAGGAAAAACCATGCCCACAACAAAAACCGTTTACCTGTCCAACCCAACCGTCACCATCGGTGGAGTGGATGTCACGCAGAACACCTCTGCGGCCTCGCTTGAGATCGGTTACGACTCACTCGAATCCACGACCTTCGGCGATACCGGGCACCGCTTCGTGTCAGGCCTCCAAATGGTGAACGTCACCTTGACGATGTTCATGAACTACGGGACAGGCGAAATTGAAGCCACCCTGTTTGATCAGGTCGGCGACGGCACCACCACTCTGGTCATCTCACCAGCAGGCACAACCGAGTCCGCCAGTAACCCCGAATACACGATCAGTAATGCCATGTTGGCTTCGTTTACGCCGATCGTCACGACCGTGGGAGAATTGAGCCAGGTCAGCGTAAGTTATGTCGGCGGCACTTGGGTGCGCGACGTCACCAGCCCGTAATCAACAACTAACCAAAGGACCCCGACATGATTGGCATGACATTAAAAGTAGAAATGGTTGACGGTGAAACATTCGAAGCACCGATCACTTACGGAGTTGCGTGTAGGTGGGAAGATCACCACCCCACGCTCTCCGTGGGCCGTTTTTTAGAAGACATGAAGTTCAAGCCTCTCGCATGGTTGGCTTGGGATGCGTTACGAACCAAGAAGATTGTGGTTCCGTTGTTTAGCACTTGGGTTGAGAACGTCATGGATATTACGTTTCTCCCAAAAGCCAAACAGGGCCCGCAGGAAGAGCCACAAACCTGATCGCGCAGCTCGCTGTTCGTACAGGCATCAGTCCGTTGGATCTGATGGAAACACCAGCCCAGATCATTGACGAAATGGTCAGGTTGATTATTGAACAGAACGAGAGCAAGCGATGACAATTCAGGTGAAAGGAGTGGGCGAAACGCTGAGAGAACTTGGCAAAATCAACCCTGCTTTAAAGCGTGAATTGAACAAAGACATTCGCAATATTTTGAAACCGTTGCTGGCTGAAATTAACCAGTCGATTCCGTCGTCGCCTCCGCTGTCGGGAATGGCTCACAACGGTCGTACCGGGTGGAGTAACCGCAAGAACTCGGTCATCAAGATTGACAGCCGTAAGCCCCGCAGGAACCTCAACGAGCCCCGTATGAGTGTCCCTGTCAACATTGTTCGTATTACGACTAAGGGCGCGCCTGTGGCGATTGTAGACATGGCTGGTAGGGCTGGAGGATCGTCGTCTAAGCGTGAAACTAAATATCGGCGTCCGATGTTTGCCAGTTTGTTACCCGGTCAGCCGTCGCGTTTCATGTGGGCTAAAGCCGCGGATTCAATGTCTATGATTGAACGAGAAATGGATTCCACGATTAGGGCCGTGGTTCTTAAAGCAAACCAAGAGATGGCAAGGATTCGCTAATGGCAATCAACATTCCGATCATTACCAGTCTTGAAGATACGGGCATTAAAAACGCTAAAGCTGCTTTCAACGACTTCAAAGCTGCTGTCGGTCAAGCCGAAGGTGGCATGGGCAAATTTAAAGCTGGGTCAAAAGTCGCTTTAGATGCTGTTGCCGCTAATGCTTCTACGTTTGCTGTTGCAGCTGGTGCCGCAGTCGGCAAGTTTGTCGCTGATGGAATCACAGCGTTTCAAAACATGGCAATATCAGCGGGCAAATTCGCTGATGCGACTGGTTTGGCTGTTGAGGACGCGTCACGCTATATCGAAGCGGCTGGCGATATCGGAATTCCAATTGACGCCGTTGAGGGTGCTATCGGTCGTCTCAATAAGACAATCGGTGCCGACCCTGACAAAGTTCGCAATCTTGGCGTTGACCTTGTTTATCTGAAAGACGGTTCGTTAGACGTCAACGAGACTTTTCTTAACACGATTGACCGACTGAAAAAGATTAAGGACCCAGCAGAAAAAGCAAGGGTCGCCGCACAACTCCTCGGTAAGGGCTGGCAGTCAATGGCCGAACTTATTGAGATGGGTGCCGACGATCTGAACGCTTCGCTAACGGCGGTGTCGGAACAAAAGGTTATTTCTGAAGAAGAACTTCAAATGGCTCGAGAGTACCGCGCCGCTATGGACGGTCTTGGTGACTCGGTTGATGATCTGCAAGTTAAGTCTGGTCAACGCTTAATTCCTTTAGCGACTTTGTTGGCTAATGGTGCTAGCGCCGCTTTAGATTTTGACGACAAAGTTACTGAACTATTCAAAGACATTGTTGGTAACGGTACGCAGGCCGAGGAACAGTTGAGCGAGTTGGCTGGTGTTGTAGATGAGGGTCGCATTAATGCTGGAGCGTTTAAGACAGCAATCCAAAACGCTAAAACACCATTAGACAATTTGGCGACCTCGGCAAGTAATGCCACTATTG